GAGTGCTTATCGACATCGGGCTGTAGATATTGAGGCAAACGCAACATAGAGTCAACGACAGATATAATCATTCTTGTGAGTAACAGAGAGTTAAAAAAGCCGAGGATTCTAATAAATCTTGTAACCAACCGTTTTTTGAGGAAAGTGATGGGAAAACCAATACATAGTGCGTACCCCGCAATATCGATCGTGCTTCGCTTGGGTGGTTGTCGTGCGGTGGCGCGGTTGGTCGGGGTGAGTCCGTCGGCGGTGTCGCGCTGGTGTACACCGTCGGCTTTAGGTGGCACTGGCGGTCGTATTCCGCAGCGTTATTGGGTTCGTTTGATGACTCAGGCTGCGGAACGTGGGGTGGCGTTAGACGCACAAGCCTTGTCGGGTTTGCTTGCGCCTGGTGATGCGATCAAAAGAACGTAGTGCGATAATCACACCGCCAGCACCGATGGCCTTGTCTAGCTAACGAGGTTTTGATCGACTCCCCTGTCCCGAGTATCGGTGCTGGCTCCTCAATGGACAGGGTAAAAAAACAACAATGGGATAGGGGATGTATCAATTCGCAGAATCCATTGCCCGTCATTTAGGCGGCGCGTCTAAATCAGGCGACAACTGGTCTTGCCGTTGCCCGGCACACGACGATAAGCGCGCCTCACTCTCGATCACAGAAAAGCAGGATGGCAAGCTCTTGGTCCATTGCCACGCCGGGTGCGATCAGACGCTGGTGATTGCTGAACTTAAAGCGCTTGGTTTTTGGTCTTCTGCAAAATCCACACCAGAGGCGCTGCCACCGCCGCCAGTACAGATCAACATCGGGGCCGGCAAAGGTCAGATCGCAGCCACCTACGATTACGTCAACGAGGACGGCGAGCTGCTGTACCAGGCCGTCCGATACGAGCCAAAAGACTTCAGGCAGCGCGCACCCAATGGGCACGGCGGCTGGACCTGGTCGATAAAGGGCGTGCAGCGCACGCTCTACAGGCTGCCCGAAGTTCTTGCCGCAGTCGCAGAGGGCCGCACGGTCTACATCTGCGAGGGCGAGAAGGACGTTGAAGCAGCCAGGGCGCTGGGACTGACCGCGACTTGCAATGCGATGGGGGCCGACAACGGCACCGGCAACAAGTGGCTGCCGGAGTTTGGGGAACTTTTCCGAGGCGCAGATGTCGTGGTGGTGCCTGATCAGGATGACCCAGGCATCCGACATGCCGAATGGGTGATCAGTACCCTGCAAGGCAAGGCGCGCAGCGTCAGAGTTTCCAGTCCTGCGTCAGGCAAAGATTTAGCTGACTGGATTGCAGCCGGTGCAGGCGTGGCTCAAATAGAGGCCGCGGCAGTTGATGCCTTTGAGGTCGAATCTGGCAGCGATATTTCTCTTGCCGTGGAGAAAAAATCTGCGCTGTTCGTTGATGTCGGCGACTTGATCGACAACTTAAAACCGATCGACTGGTTGGTTGAGGATTACATCGAAAAGGATTCGCTCTCGCTGGTGTTCTCGCCGCCATCGAGCGGCAAGTCATTCATTCTGGTGGACATTGCTTGTTGTGTCGCCACCGGTACAGCCTGGCACGGCAGGCCGGTGCAGCAGGGGCCGGTGTTCTATATCGCAGGCGAGGGCCACAACGGCATGGCCAGGCGGTTTGCGGCCTGGCAGAAGCATCACGGTGTCAGCTTGAAAGGCGCTGGCATCTACAAGTCGCAGCGGGCAATTAGCATCTACAGCGAGGACGCGGCCCGCGAGCTGTATGAGACGGTCAAGGAAATGAGCCAGGCGCACGGTGTGCTGCCGGCGATCGTGATCATCGATACCCTGGCGCGAAACTTTGGCGAGGGCGATGAGAATTCTACAGAGGACATGGGAAAGTTCATCAGTCACATCGATACGTTTATCCGCGGCCCGTTTGGCTGCAATGTCATGACGGCACATCACAGCGGCCACGGCATGGACCGGGCGCGTGGATCCAGTTCGCTCAAAGCAGCGCTCGATTCCGAGTACCAGGTGGTGAAGGAAGGGCCCGTGCTTCAGTTTATCCCGACCAAGATGAAGGATGCCGAGCTGCCACCGGAGCTGACCTTCCGGCTGACCATGGTGGACCTGGGCGAAGTGGACGGCAAACCCATGAACAGCGCCATCCTGACACCGCAGGAAGATGCGCTCGACTTTAAGGTCGGCACCGACTCCAAGGGCGAGGGCATCAGCGCAAAGACCCTGGTCGAGCTGGTCCAGCGCGGCTGGATCCCGCTGTCTGAATTGAAAGATGCGCTGAACTGCACCAAGGTAACGGCACAGCGAGCAGTGGCCAAGTGCGTTGAACGCGGCTTGCTCGAGAAGGAAGGGCAGGGCTACAAGCTCACCGACAAGGCGATTGGGGCGCTGTCATTGACCGGGCACAAGCTGCTCGAGCTGGATAAACCGGTGTGGAAACGGGGCGAAAATTAGGAAAGTTGCTGTATCAACAACCATGATACGGTGCTATTTTAATAAGTATCAGAGGGTGTGATACGACTTGATACGATGCCTGAAAACCCGCATGAATACTGGGTTTAGCTGTATCAGTGTTGTTGATACAGCATGATACGACTACCGTATCACCGTATCATCATCTATATAGATGATACGGGTACTGATACGGGGTGTGATACGAAGCAGAACGAAAGGGTGACATGATCAATTTGACAATGCCATATCCACCTTCTGGAAACCACATGTGGAAGCATGCCGGGGGCAAGCATTACCTGACTGCCACGGCCAAGGGGTACTACCACGAGGTGGCCTGGCGGGTCCGGGAGCAGGGCAAGGTGGTCAACCTGGACATGCCGATCAAGGTTCACTGCGAGCTGTTGCCGCCGGACAAGCGAAAGCGCGACATGGACAATGCCTGGAAGGTTGTGGCCGATTCTTTGACCAAGGCAGGCGTCTGGCAAGACGACAGCCTGATCAGAAGCCTGACCCTGGAATGGGGAGAGGTACAGAAGGGCGGCCTGATTCGGGTTTTGATTCAGCCACATGTTGAGAAAACAGTATCATGACGACACTTTCACAACACGGTTTGGGCATGAAGCGCATCTACGTCGTCAACGAAAACGGCAGGCGCATCGGTGAATCGCACCAGGCCGCCCGGTTGACTGACGAACAAGTCGATCGCATTCGCGATCTGCACGAGGACCACGGCCTGTCTTACCTTCAGCTCGCAAAGATGTACTACGTCTCCAAACAGACAATCGCATCGATCTGTCAGTACCAGCGCAGAGCACAAACCCCGTTCGGTTTCAAAACTTTGATTGTCGAGGATGACGATGGCGAACAGTAAATTAGTGACGTTTACTGAGATGGCAACAGATTCTAAAGCCAGGCCAAAACCACCAGCGGCAGGCAAGGGCAGGCCAAAGGGTGCAGTCAACAAGACCAGCAAGGCACTTAAGGACATGATCCTGGGGGCGCTTGAGGGGGCCGGAGGCGAGAGTTATCTGCAAAGACAGGCAGAGGACAACCCTACCGCGTTTTTATCGCTCATAGGCCGCGTATTGCCTACTGAGCTGAAGAATGCCGAGCCTGGTGGTTTTGTGATTAAGGTCGTGACCGGCGTGCCAGACCCAGATTCGAGTGCATGAGCGATCGGTTCGTCAGCCTGGGCTATTTTCCGCGCACTTGGCAGAACCAGTGTCACCGCTCGATGAGGCGATTCACGGTGCTCGCATTGCATCGTCGTGCTGGGAAAACAGAGTTGGCAATCATGCAATTGCTGAATCAAGCTCTCAATTTTCGGCTGGATCTTGGTTTGTTCTTTTACGTCGCACCGTTCTTAAAGCAGGCCAAGGCCATTGCCTGGGCGCGTCTTAAAGCCCGTGTTGAGCCGCTGCGCCAGCACGGTGCCTGCGAAGTCAACGAGTCCGAGCTGTCGGTCACGTTTAAGCACAACGGCGCGGTGATCAGGATCTTCGGAGCTGATAACCCGGATGCGATGCGCGGGGTCCGATTGGACGGCTGCGTGATCGACGAGGTGGCCCAGATCAAGCCCGAGGTGTGGAACGACACCTTGCAGCCAGCTTTATCGGACCGCAAGGGCTGGGCACTATTTATCGGGACACCGCAGGGCGTCAACCTGTTCTCCGAGCTGTACTTCAAAGCCAGCGGCCTGCCGGACTGGCACAGCGCCAAGTACACCGTGTATGACACCAACTCGATCGACCCGGCAGAAGTTGAGCGACTACGCCGCGACATGGCCGAGACATCGTTCTCACGCGAGTACCTGTGCGACTTCAGCGCCGCGGGCGATGACCAGCTCATTTCACTGTCGGACGTTGAGATGGCAGCGCAGCGCGTGATGGTCGAGAAGGATGTCTCGCACGCAGCGCGGATCTTGGGCGTTGACCCTGCCAGGTTTGGAGATGACCGCAGCGTGATCTTTGCCCGCCAGGGACTGGCTGCATTTGATCCGCAAGTGTTCCGCGGCATTGACAACATGGACCTGGCCGCTCGAGTGGCAGCCAAGATCGAGGAGTTCAAACCTGACGCCACCTTCATCGACGCCGGCAACGGGTCAGGCGTCATTGACCGGCTGCGGCAGTTGGGCTACGACGTGATCGAGGTGCACTTCGGTGGCCGTGCTACGCAGGCGCAATACCTGAACAAGCGGGCCGAGATGTGGTTTGAGTTGCGCGATTGGATCAAGCTGGGCGGCTCGATTCCCAACATTGTGGACTTGAAGCAGGATCTGGCCGCTCCGGTCTACTGGTTCGACAGCGCAGGCCGACTGCAGCTCGAGCCCAAGGACGACATCAAAAAGCGTGGTCTGCCATCACCCGACCTGGGCGACGCCCTGGCGCTTACCTTTGCCCAGCCGGTGGCGAAGAAAGAATGGCTCGACCAGTTCCGTCAACCCGCAAAACCACAAGCCTATGACCCCTATGAACACATGCGATGAGGTACGCGTGAGCGACCAGCCGGACAATAGTATCGCCACAACTGAGGTGCAGTTAGCCTTCGAGGCGATCAAAGACGCGACACCAGCGGAGGTGCGCGACAAGATCGAGCGATTTGAGCTGGCCTGCAAGGCAATGCCGCAGACCGAGCTGCAGGTAAAGCATTACTTTGCGAACGGGCTGTATGTGCGTGAGCTGTTTATTCCCAAGGGCGTGACCGGCACAGGCGCTGTTCACTTGCACGAGCATGTGAGCATGATTGTGTCGGGCGACATCACGGTGATGTCAGAGCATGGCAATCAGCGGATCAAGGCACCGATGATTCGCGTGATGAAGCCGGGCACAAAGCATGTGGCTTTTGCGCATGAAGACACCGTTTGGGTGACGGCACATGCAACGGATGCCAAGACAGTCGAGGAAGCACAAGCGCGGCTGGTTGTGGCGAACTACGACGGGCTGCCTTACAACGGGCAGCACAAGCAATTGAAAGGAAACTGACATGTCATTTGTCGTCACAGCAGTTGTCACTGGCGCGGTCGCAACCGGGTACACCATCTACGCAGGCGAGCGAGCAAACAAGCAGCAGCAGCAAGCGCAGAACGAAGCGCGCGCAACGGCAGCTAAGCAAGCCCGCGACATGGACATTGCAAACAACCGCGCCAATGCCAAGAAGGCTGATGTGGCTGGGCTGCTCAAAGCCAACCAGGAGGCAGCCGGTAGTGGTGCTGCAGGCACGATGTTGACCGGCCCAGCAGGCGTCGATATGACTGCCCTGAACCTTGGCAAGAACACACTGCTAGGCGCATAACATGTCCGAGTTCACCAGCGACGCGCAGTCTAATGCGAAGATGCCCAAGCGCGACAAGCTGTACACGCGCTGGGGCCAGTTGAAGACCGAGCGAGCAACCTGGTATCCGCACTGGAAAGAGCTGTCGGATTACCTGCTTCCTCGCAACGGGCGCTTCTTCATTCAAGACCGCGACCGCGGTCAGCGTCGCCACAACTCGATCTACGACAACACCGGCACGAGAGCGCTGCGCATCCTGGGCGCAGGCATGATGTCGGGGGCCACGTCACCGGCTAGACCTTGGTTCCGACTGACGATCTCCGATTCTGACCTGGCACAGTTCGGCCCTGTTAAGCAGTGGTTGTCGGATGTCACCAGCCTGATGTTGTCGGTGTTCTCCAAGTCGAACACTTACCGCAGCCTGCACTCGATGTACGAGGAGCTGGGCTGCTTTGGCACGGCAGCGTCGATCGTCATGGACGACTTCAATAACGTCATCCATCACCAGAGTTTGACCACAGGCGAGTTCTGTATTGCCACCGACTTTCGCGGCAACGTCAACACGATCTACCGCGAGTTCCAGAAGACGGTGCACGAGATCGTCGAAGAGTTTGGCTACAAGAATTGCAGCAGCACGGTGCAAAACATGTTCGATCGCGGCACGTTGGACACTTGGGTGACCATCGTGCAGGCCATTGAGCCACGCGTTGATCGAGAGCGTGATGTCCGCAAGAAGGACGCGAAGAACATGCCGTACAAGAGCTGCTATTTCGAGCTAAACGCCGAGCCTGGCAAATACCTGCGCGAGTCTGGCTTTAAGCGCTTCCCCGCCCTGGCACCACGCTGGGCCGTGGCCGGTGGCGACATCTACGGCAACTCGCCAGGCATGGAAGCACTCGGCGATGTCAAGCAATTGCAGCACGAGCAGTTGAGAAAAGCGCAAGGCATTGACTACAAAACATTGCCGCCGCTGCAGGTGCCGACCAGTTTGAAGAACCGCGACGTGGACCGCATGCCGGGTGGCATCAGCTACTACGACGCGAGCACGCCAGGCGGCGGCATCCGCTCCGCATTCGAAGTCAACCTAGATCTGTCGCACTTGCTGATGGACATTCAGGATGTGCGCGAGCGCATTAAGGGTTCGTTTTACGCCGACCTGTTCCTGATGCTGGCCAACAGCACCAACACCAGCATGACTGCGACTGAGGTGGCCGAGCGTCACGAGGAAAAGCTGTTGATGCTGGGCCCGGTGTTGGAGCGCCTGCACAACGAGCTGCTCGACCCCATGATCGAGATGACGTTTGACCGCATGGTCGAAGCCGGCATCGTGCCGCAGCCGCCCGAAGAGCTGCAGGGCATGGACATCAGCGTCGAGTTCGTATCGATGCTGGCCCAGGCGCAGCGTGCGATCGCCACCAACGGCATCGACCGGTTTGTGGGCAATCTGGGTGCGGTGGCCGGCTTCAAGCCCGACGTGCTCGACAAGTTCAACAGCGACGAGTGGGCCGACGCGTACAGCGACATGTTAGGCGTAGACCCAAAGCTCATCATCCCCAACGACAAAGTGGCAGTCATTCGGCAAGAACGTGCCAAAGCGCAAGCTGCTGCTGCCCAAGCGGCCACGATGCAGCAGGCAGCCGAGACAACGAAGACGCTGTCGCAGGCTGACACCAGCGGCAACAACGGACTGACCGATGTCATGAACATGTTCAGCGGTTACAACTCACCATCAGCAGTGGAGGTTTAAGGCATGCCCATGATCAACGTGAAGGAAGTCAACGAGCACCGCAAAGCCGAGGCGTACCACGACTCAGGCTACGGCTACGGCACGATGATCGATCTCGACGGCGAGATGGTCGAGGCCCTCGGTCTAAACGGTGCATTGCCTGCCGGCCAGAAGGTGACGATTCAGGCTATGGGCGTTGTCGTGCGTCGCAGCGAGGAGCTCGAGCCTGGTGACGATTCGGCAGGCAAGGACACCAGCGTGTGCATCCAGATCACCGAGATCGATGTCAAGCAGCAGGGCA